ATTTTGGTTGAAATATGTGTCTCATTTGATCTGATGGGTTCCCCCACCATCTGCTTTTGAGACTCTCAACTGAGAGAAAGCTCGATAACAAAAATGTCCTTATCCTTAGGGTTGGTTTCCCGAGGATGGACTTACCAAACTTCTCGTACCTATACACAGGAAGGGCTCCCGAATAAGAAGCCCAACCGTCGGACGGCGGAACACCGTCCATGTGCTGGTAGCGTTGAGTTGTGTGGTACTCAAACCTTTGAAGATATCTTTTTAAAAAAGAGTTTCTTTATGGGCGAGAGTAACCTTGATCCTGCTCTAATGAGTCTTCTTCATCTAATCGATGATCCAAGGACAAAGATTTTGTCCTTCCAAGGCCTTGATTATTTAATTGATCAAAGGCACTTGGACCTGAAGATTCGTCAGAGTCCTAACAAAACAGTGAAATGTCGATTTAGGGAATGGAAAGTGGATAAGAAGGGCTTCTATAAGAAGAAGTACCCGACTATTCTCCACTTCTGTTCCGCATTTGGTATTCCACTAGACACTATCAATGGGATCTATCCAATGAAGTTTTCGAACTTCCGGGTAGTGTCCCATGCCCTCAAACTCTCTTGGGCAATATTCCTGACTCTGAAAATGTTCAAACTCCGCGGAGACCTCCAATTTAGACAACGTGTCCGAAAAGGAGACTTCAAGGTTCTAGATCAGAACCTTTTAGCAAAGTTGTTCATTCACAACTATCACAAGTTGAAAGACTGTGAAGACGAAAAGTCAGTAATTAAGTTGCTCAAGAATTCTCTATGTACTATGGTTAGCCTTGCTATGGACCAGGATGAGTTACCTGAAGGGGATTGGTACAATTACTTTCCGGAAGAGATTTTTAGTCAAATCCAGAAGAAATTGTCCACGGACACATTCGTCCGTCTCACTTTCAGTTGCCTTCAATCCAAGGTCTTATGTCAGGAGGTACCTGAGGAATTCGTGTTGGACGCTTTAATTAAGCACCGAAATCAGCTCTCTTCGCCGCACCGAGGTCTCTCTACAGAGACCCTACGGTGTTTAACGGAGAGGGGCCGAAAGTTCGGTAAACTTGTTCGAAAGTACTACAAACCCAATAAGGGTTTTTTTCCTTCGAATAAAGCAACCTTCCAGTTTCCTCGTAACATGGGAGGGGTTAAAGGAGATTTGGTTTATAACAATCGTTTCGGGAACTCCGTAGTGGAGGACCCTGATGATCGTATGGAACCCTTCGTGATCGGCTTATTTGGCCAGCCAGGAATGGGGAAGTCTTCTCGTATTAATGAGTTGATTTCTTATTTCCGAACCTTTTTTCCTTCTTTCCCTAATTCCCAGTTAGTGTACCAACGTACTTGTCATGTAGATCATTGGGATGGCTACAACGGGCAACCCATCGTCATTTTTGACGATTTGGGTCAGGCGACGGATGGTTCTGATATTAAAGAATTTCAGACCCTCGTTTCCTGTTGTCCTTATGTGCTTCCCATGGCCGATTTATCGGAGAAAGGTCAAAAATTCCAATCTCCAATAATCATTGCCACATCTAATCTCAAGTATGGTATGCCCTTGATGCACGTTTATAAAGATACTCCTATCATCGATGATGCTTCCTTTTGGAGGCGTTTTCATGTTCCATTGTTGGTCGAGTTCCGTGAGTTATACTCACTGCGGACAGAACCATCTTGGATAAGACAGGAGAATTGTCTTTTGAAATCTAGACTAAGTGATAAGTTTAAGCTGTCGGTAACGGCAGACAAATTCTTTCAACGAAAACCGGATTTCGATCAGCATGGAGACTCCTGTAATTGGGAGCCTTTTACTGATTTACGTGTTCTAAAGGACATATTTCGACTACGCAAAGCTTACCACGAAAATATTCGCAACACCTGGACTCAAAAAGTAATCGAGGAGGACACCAATAGTAACGTTGACAAACTGAAAGATTTATTAAATCAATCAGGCATCAATGAATCTACGGGTTTCCCCCTTCCAGAACCCAAACCTGTTAACCAGTGTTTGAATTTTCCGGCTTATCCGCCTTCTCATCCTCTACCTGTTAGAGTGGAACCTATTAAGGAACCCCTCAAGGTGAGAACGATTACGGCGGGAAAAGGAGATACTTTTTGTTTGAAACCATTACAAAGGGCAATGTGGCTCGCTCTAAATGACGAACCACAATTCTGCCTTACCCACGGGACTAACCGCCTTGAATCCGCAATTCAGCGAATTCATGGGCAGTCCAATGTGGATGACGTATGGATTTCAGGTGATTACTCAGCAGCAACGGATTCTTTCTCCATTGAGGGCTCGAAAGCTCTTTTAGAGGGAATCCTAGAAAGTATTGACCACGAACCTACCAAACGGTGGGCTCTTAAGGAGATTTCTCCCCATTTACTGGTCTATCCGAAAAGATTTGATCTGGAACCTGTTTTACAGGAGTCAGGCCAACTCATGGGATCCTTACTTTCTTTTCCGTTGCTATGTCTCTTAAATGACTGTACTGCTAGCTTCGCTGGTGTATCTCCGGAAAAATATTTAATAAATGGAGATGACATTCTTATGCGAGCTCCCGCAGAAGTTTATCCCTTATGGAAGGAAAAAGTCCGAAATTTCGGACTCGATCTCTCCGCTGGGAAGAACTACATTCACCCGCGGTATGGGACCGTCAATTCACAACTTGTGATCGATGGCTCCATCGTGGGTTCGGGAAAGCAGAAAGTCTTAGATAGAAGATCTGAGGTATTAGGCGAATGTTTAAGGGATTTAGAATTGATGATGCCTGAGACAGATTCAAACGAGGTCCATGACCTCTTCAAGTCTGTTAACAGGAGTAAGTTGAGTCGAACAGTGCGAGATATCGATGTCCCCATGTCTCATGGCGGACTATCTTTTTCTTGGGGCGATCTGGACAAAAAGTCCAAGAGAACCCACCGCACCATCAAGCTTTGTTACTTACACGATCTCTTTGAGAAAATAAATCCTCAGAAAGATTGTATTTCAATTCCTTATCTTAGTAAACAAGAGAAGGTTATTTCAGAATTGGAACAAAGAATGGATTGTTTCCTCGAACCTGTGACAAGTAAAGAATTTCATGAAGATTTTCTTCGTGTTGTGCACTTGGAACGGGTCACGAAACGATGTCATACACATCCTCACTTAAGAGATATACTTCTCGAGCAGGATATAAAACATCTTCCATCCCTTAGTTTCCTTCATTCCCTACAGATACCTTGTTCTGATGCGAAGATTCGAAAACTGCTTCAAAAGCAGATAGACGAGCTCTTTTTATCAAATTTTTTGCAAGGAGGAATTGGGTTTGATTATTCTGAATATAGGAAGTTGGTTCTTTTGAAAACAATGAATTGTCATGAGAATTGTCAATCCACAATTAAGTCAATTTTTGACTTTTGTGATTTATCGATTCCTCGGGACTTTTTATGTCATCTGAACCTCCAATTTGATCCTCGAGTTATGGTAAAAGAAGACTTTGAGCGAACCCTTTTTAAGGGGTCAACCAACCAGTCTCTTCAGCCTATGCTCTTTGATCTTCCTGAGAACCATGATTATCTTGATTTCTCGAGGGATTACCTCGAGGACCAGGAACTTCATGAATGCCTTAGGGCCTTCGATTCCTTTCTCTTTGAGAAGGATTCAGAGCTCTTTCCGGTATATTCTCAAGCTTGGATTCCTATAGAAGATCGTCAAGATCTTCAGTAACCATTTGGGCTTATAGTGTTGTGTTAGGATGGATCATTCAACCGGCGCAGTTATTGTGAGTTTTGCAGCATAATTTCTTATGTCACAATGAGATCTTATGG